CTAACCACAGCGGTTTCCCACCGCTGCCATGTGAACTCCTTACCAAGGGAGTCCACGGTTGACATATAGTCCCAGTAGGGGCTATATGCCGTTTCCGTTCGATACTTCAAGCTATCATGCCTGACAGCTATAGTACCATTCTCTATGGAGCCATTTAAGAAACTGAGAAGCAACCCTGACGGGTTGTATATCAATCTCTTTGCTCCTCTCGGGCTTATCACCCGACCGTCCCCGAAGCGCACAACCCTTGGTTTAGGGGCGTAACGCTTATAGATGTACCCATTATTAGGTATATTCTCGAGACGGACAAAACGAGAGGGAACACGTATACCGGCATCCATGTTCTCATTAAAGGGAACATAGCGCCGTTCTCTTAACCATGAAGTTAAGAGCGATATAGAGCGACGAAGCCCTATACCGTTACGTGCCGACCACTCGTTTAAGAGGTTTACGGCTACAACGATATCCTGCGGAGTATCCAGTTTCTTTATAAAAACTGGTCTCACATTATGGCCACGATAGTAATCGTTGCCACAGGACTCGCGGAAGTAACCTTCAAAGAAGGTTTTTCGGGGATTGGGGCTAAAGCCAAGTATCTGGAGCAATCTCATCACGCGAGAGAAGGAACTTCTCAAGCAGATGATATCATCTCCAAATACGGAGGCAGTCAGCCTTTCAGGTGCACCACCAGCTAGGAATTGTATACCTAACTGTCGATACACCGCCGAGACAACACACGCAAAGATAATGGTCTGCAGCGGGAATGTAAACCCGTTGCCCATTGTGCTCACCATACTTAAGCGTTCACAGACCCCTTTAGAGGGTATATGAACGAACGGAGAACGTAACTCGCACAGTGTATCAAATACATAGCGCGGGAGTACATCCTCGACCAACCGCATAGATATGGAATCAGAAGCAGATGACAGGTCGATAGTACAAAAACTATCATTACTGTCGAAGCTCCCGACCCATGCCATATAGCGGTTGGTGTCTGGCTGAGTACTGAGATCTATCTGAAAAAACGTTCTAAGGCGTTCAGTCAGAATCGATCCAAGACCAAGTTGGGCAAACATGTTCAATGTCGGCTCAACAAAGACTAAGCGTGATATGTCAACTGTCTTAGGAACAGAAACGAGTTTTGAAGCCTTGACGATGACGGGCGAACCATAGGTCTCTTGTCGGATTAATTCCGCGTTAGACCATTCTGGCCAAACCCCAATCTGTCTTCTGTACAAATTGTACAGGTCGATACTAGAGGTAGTCAATGGACTGCTAAACAGTTTAGCATAGTAACTAAACTGCGTGGCACCGAGCGAAGAGCCCGGTCCACAGCGGCCCCGTGATAGGATTTGCCCGTAGGAATCCCACAACATGTTACCTCTGCGTCCTGAGAAGAACTGATAGAGCTCATTTTTGAACAAATGAACCAACTCGTATTCCCAATCAAAAAGATCAGGGTACGAGAAATCAGCGCATCTATTATTAGATGCCAAGAACACCTCCAATGCTGCATCATCAGCTTTCTTATCTTTTACCTTAAACTTGCGAATAAGGTTATAGACGAGAGCTGAGGCAGCGAAAGAGCGTGGAGTCTGCCCAGGATGTGGTGAGCCCCCTATTAGAGGGACAACGCCACATTGAAGAGTATCGGCCTTTACGGCTTCATGAAGAGCGACGGCCCTAGGACCGCAGCCACTCATTTACGTCGACCCAGTAAGGAAATAAAAGCATATGCGCGAATGCGCATACGGCGGATCACCGAAAGCCCGGCCGACGAATCGTATATACGAGCGATTTGAGCTAAAGCGGAGTCAAGATTGTCAAATTGACTCTCAATAGCCTCTCTTCGATCCTTTAGGGGAACCCATTTAAGGGGATCTCCCACACGATTCATCAGCGTGTCCGAAAGGGACACTTGGGCCAGTTCGGATACAGCGATAATGGCAAGGTAGTTCCGCACAATCTGTTGCGGAACCTCTTCCAAGTCGCAGTATGCGAACGACATCAGTAGGGGGCATAGCTCTTCGCTATGCGTCCACACTGATAGGACAAAATAGTCGATCACCTCGACATCGCCTAAGTTACAGACGTACTCCAAAATAGGAGATTTCCGTACCATTTGCGATATATGTCGAAGTAAAAGGCTATCGTCCTCTAGTGAAGACACTAGTGCCGATGATCCTTCTGCTGAAGAATGTAAAGCTGCTGAGAATAGATTCTCAGGGTTTGCATTAAACATAATTACCTCAGGGTGCGTTTCACCCGTTTGACATGAATAACAATTCGAATAGTCGAGCGGAAGAGACGCCAAACGACGTCAACAACCACAGTTGGGAAGCCCAAACAAACACCTTAGCTATTAGCTAAGATGCCCGATATAGTCATACCTGTATACGCCGAAGATACTTGATTAAGTACCCCGATGTGACAAGAATGCATAGCTCGGATGTTTGGCGCGTCAGCAGTATCAGCTCCAGCTGGGACTTCGGACACAGTCCGAACAATCCCAACAACGGAAGCCTGTCCTGCTAAGGGCGTCAGCCCTTTACGCGTAACCACGCTAAAGTTGTTGCGCGGAACATTCCGGAGTTGGCCCGTAACAGGGTCAACAGGGGAAAGAATCCGCAGAGAGGCCGGTCTATAGACGGCCGTAGTAAAAGGACGACTGACAGTACTGACGTCGACCGTAGTCTGCGTGCCACCAAGAGCCGTTACGGCAACTTGGAGAGCATTAGCAGCAGGCGGTCGATCCTCAGCCACTGTATAAGTCGGGCTAGTTAAGCCCGATACAGTCGAACCTGTTACTGGTGATGTTAAACCTAAGAACATGAGTTGCACCTCTGAAAGGTTAAGAAAAGATAGACCTGTTAAAAGCACGTATCTTGCCGGTTAATGCCAGAATATTTAACCAGTCACTGGCGTAGTTGGGTAAATGTACCCGAAACCCAGGAAGTCTGATATAGTCTGGCTGCCCGCGTTCAATATACTTTGCTTCAACAAGCGAAGAGCCCGGCGTATACGATAACTCAGAATAAGTAGTATACGGATCGTCGTATTGTTTACTAACCCCAATCAGATTTGATTGTGATAGGTCAGTTTTAACAACCGTACGAGCCTTAAAACTAAACTGGGAATCGTAATTCGAGTAAGCCTGGATTAAGCCACCAACATTGGTGAAATAATCCACAAGGAAGCTATAGGGAAATAGCTCCCAGAGCGTTGGGATAAACTGGTCTAATGAAAGACCAATAGATCTCAACGGTACCAGATGAGGGTTTATCTGTTCGAGTATAAGGCAAGCCTTATACCTAACTAGGACCCGCCGCTCACGTGTATTTTGTACATGAATGAGCAGCCCGTTGACTCCCTCAGGAGAGGGGAAGGTTGTATTTCCGGACTCTGACTTGCCCTTACCTTTGACGGTAACCCTATCCACACACTTCTTATTAAAAAGTGTAGTGTACAAGGCATCCATCTCAGAGAAGACAGGTCTCATCCCGAAATTCCACTCTAAGTAAGTGTCTCTAATAAAAGATTCACGCCCTTCGAGTGACCCACCGTGACGCGTACCGAATTTCTTTCGATATCGGCGCTCAAGGTTAAGGAGTCCCTTTAAAGTCTTCGCAAATGGTCGCTTAAACATTCTGATAGTCTTGCCAATCTCGCCAATCGTCTCTCCAAATCGGAGTTCACGTTTAGCGCGGTCGACATCCTTCCAGAATCTGATTAACGCCGTGTTTTCCTCGACAGAGTGAGGTAAGGAAGCAGGATCGGCCGGCAAAGTAGCCGGCATCCAAGTCCCTGTGAGATCCGTAGTGAAATCACGTGTACCAAAGTAATCTTGATGACATTGACAATGTGCAAGAGCAGCCCCTTTACGGGACATGCGCTGCTTGCGCACAACGTATGGAGTACCAGCTTCTTGACGAAGCAGTACTTGACGCTTCCAGTTAGGATTTTTGTAGCCGAAGGTATAGAGGGTGTTATCTAAAACACCAGCAGTACGATCGACCTCAAAAGTTTGACCTGGTATATCGGTCCTACTATAAGAATAGTAAGATCGATAAGCAAATGTATCACGAACAACTTTGTTATATGGTTCCACGTTGGACCCTCCTGACTAAGGTAGCGGTAGGAATACCGATACAGGCAGCGCCGGTGATGCACCGGCG